TTCCATTATCGCTGGTTCTCTACCGCATTTTGCTATTTTTGCCCATATTGCCGGTTCAGACCTTAATAGATGCTCTATCCTGTCCCTTTTCATAGCAAAAACCCCACAAAAACCTTAAGTGCTGCCATCAATCCCAAAAACATAACTATAACGATTAAAACTCCGATTAATTGACCTACAAAATATCCCAATTTACTCCCTGAGTTTCTCAAAATACCACCTCGCTTTGCTGTAGTCGTTTTGCTTGTTGCCTTTATACGGCGCTCGCTCACGATATTTGATAACATTACCTTTACAGTATCCGGCAAATTCATCAGGCGTCAAACACATTTTAATGATGTCAATTGTCTCAATGCTGCCGTTAATGTAGTGAGATGGTGTAGAAACATCGCTATTTGCTATTTTAAGAAGCTCTTCAAGTAACGTTGTTTCTATCCCGACGTAGTCAGAATCAGCTCGTTTTGCATCTTTCAGCAGACTTTCGCATTGCTTCACAGCGTTTTCTTGCTCGTTTTGACCAATCCATGTCATAGTAAACCTCCGGCGGTGGCGCTTTCTTTTTGTTTTCTCTTTCGATATCTCTGTTTACTTGTTTTACCAGAAAATTAACTTTGCGTTGTGTTAAATTCAGTTTACGCCTCAACTCAATCTTTGACATTTCAGGATTATCTCTTACGAATTGTTTCTCTTTTTTTGACGGCCTATATCTTGCGGTTTTGTTTTTGCCAAACGCCTTATAATATGTTGCGCTGGCGCATTTCAAATGCACGCAAATTTCCGCTATTGTCAGGCTGTCTATGTTGTCCTTTACAAACTGTTTTTCTTCTTCGGTAAAAATTCTTTCATAATGCCTTTTCATGTCTCACTCCTACATACAAAATAGCAAACGGTATTGCTTGCATAGTTCCTTTGATTGCTAATAGTAAGCAAACTGCCAGTAAAATGTATTCAAGGATTGTATTTAATCTTTGCATATAATCCCCTCGCCCTCGTAAAATATCGGCAGCCTAAGCTCTTTTGCCAGACGTTTTTCTGCTTCTGCGCCCAGCGAATTATCTCCATCGTTTAACATGTAGATTGCTTCGCACGTTTCAAGCATCGACATGGTTATGTACATATACTGTTCATGCGCCCACCCATCAGGGAACACCGCCGGATTGACCGGCTGATGCCCTGCTCGCTTTAGTCTGCGCTCTGCTCGTTTGAATTTTCTGCGGTAGTTTTTAGTTCCGGTTATCTTACCACTGATAAATATTCTCATATTACACTCCCTCATAAGTTTCAAACAGTGTACCATCGTTTGCATATTTTGTAATGCGGATTAAGCCATCGTTTAATTTTTCGCTTTCGCCTACAAGTGAGAATACTAAAATACCTTCACTGTCAACAGATATAACTCTATCAAATTCAACTTCTGGATAAAATTCATGCGTTAATCGTGTAAGTTCTTTTTCTACTTCTTTTATCATCATTTCCTGAGCGTGGATTTCTTTTTGCAGTTTCATTAGTTCAATATTCATTTCTCTATCCTCGCATATTCAACAAAATTAATTCCGCTGATTGCCGACACTTTGCGCTTGATTACAATATCACCTTTAACTTCGGCAGGAGCATCAAGATCCATGACCAGCACTTGCTCTTCGCTAAGTTTGATTGCTCGTCTAAAATTAACATCTGGTGAGAGTTCTTTGACCGTATCGCTCAAATCATCCCTCATTCGTCTAACAAGTTCTTCTGCTTGATCAATTTGATTTTCTAAATTTAACAATAGTTTGTTCATAGTGGTTCTCCCTTCTTTTTCTATATTCTATCATTCTTTATTTCAATTTGCAATAGGCTTTTATAAAATTGTTCATATAAGTTTGATCGCTGATTGTCACTTCGATTCGTGGATTGACTTTGTCGTACTGGACAATAGATATAACTTGCTCAATGTATTTTGGTGAATCGTCTGTGATTAGTCCGTGGTTTTTCATGGCGTCCATTAGCACCTTGTTGCCACCTGCGGCTATGTTGTCAACGTCTCGCCTTTTGTCACGTTCGAAATAGACAACGTATACCCATATCGGGTATTGTTTAACCTTGCATTTTGGCAGAAACAGCGATATGTATTCCTGAGCGTGTTGCTTTTGCTTATTGGCTTTGTGGTAGTTGCCTCTGCTTGAATTGGTGATGTCGTTTAGGTTTGGTAAACGGCCTTTAATTGTAAATTTCATGCATTCACCATTCCTTTATCCAATCGTATTCCGTGACTTCGTCATTAAATCCTGCAAGGCGTCTCGTTGCCTTGTCAAAGCGTATATCAAACTTCCCGACTTCGCCATATTCTCTGTTTTTCGTAACCGTGATAGTGCCGTCAGCGTCTGTTTTCATCTTGTCTTTGTCGAAATCATCAAACTTGCGTACGCCAATAACATTAGTGGCAAAATTGGAAATCTCGCTGGCGCCGCTGATGTCCTCATAGCTCTCGCCGTCGTTGCCTTTTTTTGGGTGAGCAACAAGTATTGTGATAACGTCGTGATGGTTGGTAAAAGCCTTTACTTCGTTGGTAAAATTTGCCTGCGCTCGCCAAAAATCTCTATCTCCGGCGGCAGCTGTTTTTGCCGTCATCAAGTTGTCAATAACAAAGTAGTTGCAGCCGTAAAATCTATGCGCTTCTTCAAACTTTGAAATGATGTCATTTTGAGAAATGATTTTGGTGTCAGTATTATCGTATAAGTAAAGCCTGTTTTTGAGCCAAGTGCGTATGTATTTTTCAGCTTCAGCGTCTACGGCAAAATCAGTTCTGCCAAATTCAGTTGTTATCGGTTTCATGTATTGTGCACCGGCAGCTTGCGAAAAGATCCAATTCTGAAACAACGCAGACGATAGCTCGCCAGAATAAAAACAAACGTTCTCCCCTGCCTGTATTGCGTTTAGCGCTAACTGCCCTGTAAACGTTGATTTACCGCCTGCCGTTTTGCCGGTAACAACCGTAAGCCCGCCACGTCCTAAGCCGTTCAGCGTCCTGTCAAGGGCTGTAAAGCCTGTTGGTATTCTGTTTCTCTCTGGCGGTGGAACATAAGATGCAACTTCTATTAGTCCAGATGGTTTTTCTGGTTCAGGGATTGTAAGTCCAGCGTATAGTTCTGTTTCAGACAGTCGTGACCGCAAGCTTGCTATATCGTATACGTCTCCGTTTGTGCAGCTCTCACATTTCCAAAGACCGCCAGTGCCGACAAACTCGAACGTTTTCTGACCCTCGCACATAGGGCAAACATTAAGGACAAAGTTATTTCCTTTTTGGATTGATTTTCCAAATGCTTTAACAAATTCAGGTGTCAAGGTATTTCACACTCCTAACGTTTTCAAAATCATGGATAAATGCTTCATTAGCAATAGGTTTATAGTAAACCTCTAAATAGATTAATTCAAGAGAGTAGTTGTTTTCTTCAAACAGCAACGGTTTTTTTCTTTCAAGATCGTGCAGAAACAACCAACGGTTTATAATCCAGTTTATTTTTTTAGGGTAGTGTAGTGGGTTGATGGTTCGCAAATCTTTATAGCTGCTTATACCTTGTTGCATTTCCTTTAACCTCATCTTCCCATCTTCTACCGTTTAGCCAAGTGCCTGGGTAAGGTATATATTGTCCGTTGTCTTTTAACCACTGATCTGACTGAGACTGTTGTTTAATTGCTTCTGTTATTTTGTTAAACAAAGCTTCATCAGGTTTTAACTTAAGCCATGATTTTAACGCTTGTTGTTTACCAACTTTCTTTGGATACAAAGAGTAGAATTTATCAAACTGTGTATATGTTTCTTCTTCTATCTTACTCTCTTTTCTCTTACTCTCTTTTCTCTGTGTAACATCACCGCACATTTCTGTCACATTGTGACGTCCATCTGTCAACTTGTTACACTTTTCTTCGTTTTTCCTTCTGAGTTTTCTCATTCTTTCCGCTGAATCTGTTTCAGAACCAGTTGACTTGATAACGTTAGGCAAGAAAAGTCCATCTTCTTCTGAGATTTCGATAAGATTGTTTGCTTTTAAGAACGCAATTGTCAATCTTACATCTTCTATTTGCTCGTCGATTTCAAGCGCAATTTGTTCTGATATGTCCGACTCTGTTTTTTCAAATTCTAAATATCCCTCTTTATTAATTGAGAGAAGTTGCATTTTCAAATAAATGATTGTGTAAGTTGCTCCACCAGCTATAAGCCTAAGTTTTTTCATTTCTCTGCTTCTAAAAAAGTCTTGTTTTAGCTTCAACCAATAAAACCTTGCCACTATCAACTCTCCTTGTCGTGAATGTTGCCGATGACCTGAAGATCATTTGAGCGAGCTTTTCTCAATGCAATCGAACCTTTGTTATCTACTTCAATTCTGAACGCACAATCATTTTGTACAAAATTAACTAAGCAGCTTCTCCCAACAAATCGAACAACATCCCCCTCAAAAATCTCCACGCCGTTCCGGTCTTTCAGGCCGGTAAATTGTCCGACGGTTTCGGGAATAACTTCAAAAGTCACAATATATAAACACCCTTCTTGTCCTATTTTTTCACTTTCGTTGGCATCGCTATCTTTGGGGAATATATATGTTTTGCCTGTTATTCCACAATAAATCAAATGTCCATACACCCATTCACCATTATCTACTCGCTTGCCCTTGAATTTATATTCTCTCATATTATTCACCTCTCGTAATCATACGTTGGTATGCAAATATCACAATAGTTTTCCCATTCTCCAGATACAAGTTGTCTTTTCCAATCCATTTGACAAGCATACTCTACGGCATCTTGAAAATATTCAAAACCATCTACACATCTGCCGCAGTTATCGCAAACAAGTGAATATGTTTTATGCTCTTTTATTATCATTGGAAACCTCCATTTCTATTTGTCCTTCCATCGGTGTGTTGTCAGGCTCAGTTATTGACAGTGTACCTTTTCGACGTGGCTCTTGTTTTTTGTTAAACATTCCGCAAGCAGTCCATTTTTTAACCCAGTCAGTTGATAACGAACTCGACGTACCGTAAAGAGCGCACTTGAAATATTTCTTGTTGTATTGGTGGATAAGCAAATTGCAGCAGTCGCCGCACCTCTTACCATCAAGTTTTCCAAAACGTTTGTGCATGGCATCTATTTTACAAACAAACAATGCTATTCACCCCTCTTTAACCTTTCGATTTCTTCGTCTGTAATACGTACTGTTCTGTCAATCCTCACTACTTTTACTAATCCTTTGTTTACCCAAGCATGAAAAGTAGCTTTTGTAATTCCAAACATTTCACAAAACTCTGCTATCGTTTTCACATTTGCACCACCTTTCTGATTTATGTGTTTATATTGTACTATACTAAAATTGATATGTCAAACAAAAAAAGAGTGAGGTTATACGCCCCACTCAGATTTGATTCTTGCCAGTACGTCAGGTGTTAGCGTTTCAATGTTTAACTCTTTGCACTCGCTCACAACGCCATCTATTAGCTTCGCCATTTCTGTGGTAGTGTAAGTGCTTGAACCGTAGTAACATTGTAGTTGAACGCCTGTAACGCCGTTTACAGTGACCTCGCCAAGTTCTTTGATAGTGCGCCATTCTTGTTTCATTCGTTCGACTGCTGCCGGCCTCACAATTACATGCGTAAACACTCCGTATCGTTCCAAAACTTGCAAGTATAGTTCATCTTTCGTTGTACCTAATACATCGGCCATTTTATGCAACAACACCCACATATAAGCATTAGCATCAAGAGAGCGTTTCTTTGTTTTCTTTTTGACTTCTATGCTTATTTCGCCGCCAGTATTAGTATAATCGTAAAGCTTGTTCAATTCGGTTTCTTGCGCTTCTGTTAGTGTTGTGAAAATTTTCAAGTGACCACCGTAAACAGAGTGAGTATAGCAGACACGTTTACTTGTTAAATTCATGCTCCCCACTTCCTTATTATTGCTTTTGCGACAAGAACAGGGTAATAAACCCATCGCCACCAATGTAGCTCTGTTGATTCTTTCAACACTTCAGCAACAAGGAAAAACCAGCCCCACCACTTGATAGAAACTTCAACTTGAAACTCACCATCAACCAATTTGCAATCTGTTATTTCCGTATATTTTTCTGTTTTCATAGATAGTTTCTCCCATAAGCTTTGATAAACTCTGACCTGCTCCATACACGCTCAAACTTGCGTTGATAATGCGCTTTTAGCAGCTGGTCAAAGTCGTTGCCGTTTATCACTGTGCGGTGTGCGTGTAAATCGTCGTGGCACGTTACACAAAGATAAGAGATCATGCCGTAGCGCTCTGACTGCTTGCGGTTCTTGCCACCAAAATACACATGATGGATAACACATTCTGTTGTTCGTCTGCATATTTCGCATTTGTGAAGCTGTTGTACTTTGGGTAGTATTGTTAGTTTTCCGTTGATTAGCTTTTTCACGCTCTCACGCCCTTTCTAAGATAGAGTAAAGCGCAAGTGATGAAGTTATACTACTTGCGCCCTGCTCGCTGTTTTAGGCTATGTTACAGCCATTCTGGCAGCGGTCTACCTACATGCTTGCATAGTGCAATCATTCTACCTATTGTTTGGTTGTATTCGTCGGTTTCTCTGCACATGGCATCTTCACCTTTTGATTTGGCGTCGTTTTCATATACAGCAGTTATGCGACCAATGGTAGAAAATGCGTAGTTTTTCCAGTCTGGCAGACTTGCAACTATACTGCCTATAATCTGTTCTGCTTCTGCTATTTGCTCGTCTGTGTAGCGGTGTTTGGTGTATGGTTCGATGTCTGACTTATACAGAAGTTGATCGCACACTTCGTTTCTGTCCTTGCTATATCCCCTCAACAAATACATACCCATAAAAGTTTCACCTTTAATAAACTCAACAACTTCACCAAGCTCGAAAAGGTGATAACCGATTCCCTTGCCTATCACCCTAAACAAATCGCCTGGCTTAGGCAACTCTTCGACTTTTTCTAATAGTTCAATAGGAACATAATAGTCTATTCCCCCTACTTCAACCCTATCGCTTGTTTTAGATATGTATTTGACTTCAAGTTCTTTACCTTTAAGACTTGCAATCTGCTTTCTTATGTGTCGCTTATGACGCTTGAACGCCTCGTGCTCATAGAACTTGTCAATCAGTTTTACTTTGTCGCTTTTTCGAATGTTGGGAATAAACTCAATAGTGTCTTCCGGTTCCCGGATGCTTTTTAATGAAGATAACTCATAACCCATATATCTGTGATTTTCAAATTGTATGCCGACCAATGTAGGGCTTTTATCTTCAACAACCTCATATTCATTTTTTGCAAGATAAGTGAATGGTTGTTCGATTTTCTCACTTGCGTTTATCCCGTTATAACCAGATTTTTTATCCGACCTAACGTAAACCCAATCTTTCATAGTTGTGCTCAGAGCAATTACATCATACACATTACCTTTTTTAAGCACACCTTTTGAACCGCCTATGCCGTTATAACGTACCTTATCGCCTACTTTAACCATTGGTTTGTCCTCGCTTTCTACAACTTCGTATTCTGAATCCCATATGCATTGGTCATGCTCTTTGACAAAAACTATTCCATATTCTTTCACTGAAAGAACAGTGAAAACATCGCCATTTTTGTATCGTCCACCTGAAAGTTTTGCATTAACAATCTTTATTTTATCGCCTACTTTAACCATTGTATTTCTCCTTTTCTGTTAGATAAAAACTTGTAAAGTGTATTGTGTTGGCAAAACAAACAAATGTTGAAACGATTAGCCAGTCTTTATATAGGATCCATAAATATACAAAACTGGCAATTGTTATTATAAAAGAGATAATTGAAGTAATAAGTAAAAACGTTTTCATAATATACCTCACAAATCGAACGGCAGACTTGTATCGTCTGGCTCGTTGTTGACGTTTGCGTCTGGATTGTAATCAGTTAGTTTTACCTTGCAGATAATGTCGTAGCTTATGCCTGTGCCGCCTGTTCTGGTAGGGTAAGAGCGGTGCTCTACCGATGAAATATCGGTAAACACTACTTCATCACCGTCTGATAATGGCAAATCCTCAAATACAGTGCAATTGAAGTTGACGTAGTTGTCAGTTCCTTTGATTTTCTCGCCTACCGAGAATGAAGTAATAGGCGCTCCACCTTGCGTTGTTCTTTTTTTAACAAATTTGACTTTTGTTGGATATTTAGAATTGATTCTCATTTAAGCACCTCCGGCAGTTCTTGTGGGAATTCATTATCAGCTGTTGAATAAAGTTTTAGCAGCTTGTTGAAATCTGTTTGTTTTACTTCTGCGAGTTTTTGATATCCTAAGTCGGTTATGATTTGTTTTAGCTTTGTCTTATCTTCGTCTGTTTTGACAAGACCACCGATCTTGTTGCGTTGTGTTGCTGTTAATACTGGATCGGCTTTTTCTTCTTGCTGTGATCGCCATGAATCAGGATCGTCCTTGCCTGTTGGCACCTGGAAATACTTAAGCATAAAGTAGCGATTGCAATAAGTGAGTGCTGAGCCGTAAGCCTGAGCAGGATCTTCGCCTGCACCAATAAATGACCACGGCACTCTGACTTCTTCTTTGCTGTCAAAATCACGAACCACCATATGCCCTTGACCACTATACAAATACTCTGACTTAGTTTCCATTGAACCCTTTATCTTTTTAGTAACAAGGTCTACTGTGATGGTGTGTGACTCAATCTCCGGCGTGATTGTAAGTCCGTACTTTTGCAGTTCTGGTTTAAGCCAAGACAGCACAGTTTCTTCATTTGTGTAGTTAAAGTTGTATGCTTTTGCGTCCTTTTTCATGTATGGCGATTGTGCTTGAATGAGGAAGATTTTCTCTGCTAATGAATACATGGCTTTCTCCTTACTTAATTACTAAACTTTCGTTCTTTTCAATGTGACCGCCTGGCACCGGTTCAGTTTTTGCTTTTGCTTTTAGTTCGGCAACCATGAGATTTTCTTCTACTTTGATCAGGTCGTTAGATTTTGCGTATCTTGTCAAAACTTCTTCATCATCAATTACAAATTTGTCTGACGGGTGTAGCCTGATGGTGAACGTTGCTGTTTCGTACTTCTTGACATTTTTCATCTTAAGGAAGTTTAGCAGGTATTTCTTAACGTTAGAGACTGCGTTTTCTTTGACTTTTCGCCTTGCGGTTAGTGCGTCTATTTCTGCTTTGATAGCTGCCGATTCTGCCATTAGGTTTTTTAAGTATTTTGCGGTGTTTTCAGCCTTGAATGTTTCATCTTCTTGCAGTTTCAGTAGTTCTTGCATTTGCTGTTCGGTTATTTCGCCATCGTCACTTGACTCGAGAATACCGGCAATACGCCCATCTATTTCATATAAGTTCATCAAATTTTACCCCCATTGCTGTTTCAATTGCTTTTACAATGCACATCAGCGCCGACCACGCAAAAAAGAACATTCCTGCCATTCCTGCTATGTAGACAAACGCCATTAGTGTTTCTTGTACGTTCTGAGCCACTTTATGACCTCGCTTTCTTCAATTGCCCCGGCTTGCATCAGCAAGGCCATTTCTGTTAGTTTCCAGTTGCACTTTTTAATCTTCTGCGAAATGCTGCATTGTTTTAGCCCTAAGATTTCGCCAAGCTCAGTTTGGTTGTACTTGAAGTTCATGTTATCACCTACCTTTCCATTACATTTTATCATACATTATTATCATTTGCAATAGGTAAAACAAAAAAAGAGAGGGTTTTACCCCTCTCAGACCGTTGTTATTGAGATTTTATTTCTTTTGTGTAGGATAGGTAAATCCACCCTGCGCCAGATTTCAGCTTACCCCAATTGCCCTTTTTATCGACAATTGTATATGAGCCTTTGTCTCTGATCACGCCTGTGATTTTGTAGTTAGTGCCTGCGCCTGATCGTATGTTTAGTGCTGACGCTGTGACCTTGACCATATACGGGGCACTACCGGTGTTCGGCTGTGGCGGTTCTGGTGATGTGCCCTCACTTATTTTGATGCGTTCGCCAACTTGCAGATTATCAGGATTGACTTTAGGGTTAAGCGTCATTAGCTCCTTGTAACGCATGTTGTCGCCATAGACCTTGCCAGCGATGCCCCAGAACGTATCGCCGTTTACGATAGAGTAGTATTCTCCTGCGGATATTGCCGGTTCTTCTGGCTCGATGAACAGATCGTAATGAGCTGCTATTTCTTGAGCAAAAGCTTTAGCAAGTTTTCTAAGGTTTGAATCTTTCGATAGCCAAGCCGCATCTACTGCGTTGGTGTGAAAACCGTTTTCAATAAGCATTGCAGATTTGCACCCTGCCTTTATAGCGTTTCTCATTACACCGTAGTAATCTCCGTTTAATCCTCTGCGTGTCATTACGCCCCTGTTAGGTGTAGCCATCAGAGAAGCGGAAGCGTTGACAAGTTTCTGCGCAAGTGATCTGTTGGGTTTTGTAACAGAATCGTAAATCTCTGAGCCCCGTGTAGCAGATGAGCCAGATAGACCGATTGCGTTTGAATGAAGCGACAAGAACAAGTCAAAACCTGCCGCCATCTTGCCACGCGCAGATAACGATGGATCGTCTTGTACTAATTTTCTTGTAGTCTTGACATCTACACCTTGGTACTTTCCGAGTTCCTCAGCGCACATATTCATGAGAACAAACATTCGATTACCTTCATAGTAGCCGTTTACGCCCTTGTTGGCGTTTAATCCATGACCGCCATCAAAACAAATCTTAATCATCTTTTTCCTCCCTTAACTGCTCAAATATTGACTTCATTTTCTTTGGAATAGGCAGCCCCATTATACCGGCGTTTTCAATGAGTGAAATGCCTTCGTTGCCTGTGAAGAATACTATTGTGCCCGTCCTCAGAGCGCCACCCATGCCCATTGATTCGTCAAGTTTGACCGCTACCATAATCACTACGAGCATGCCGCCTTTTCGCAAAAGTCCCTGTAACATGGCTTTGCTTGATACTGTTCCGGTTTCGGTTTTCTTCGACTTTTTCCACGCACAAGCTATTGCAAGTCCAGTTAAAATATCAGCTGCCATGACAAAAGCAAGTGCTTGCATAAGCGAGTCCCACCCCCCGAAGTATACTGAGGCGATACCGCCTACTGCTGATAAGAATAGTAGAAGTGAGTTTTTAATTGATGTAATCGACATATGTAACCTCCTATGGTTCTAATCTTAATTTGGTTCAGTCTGAATAATCAATTCCTGTGATAGATTTGTATTCCTCTTTTGTAATACGCTTCATTTTCACTAAAAATTTATACAACCTAATTTCAGCATCGCTCATTTAGCATCCCCTCCTGACAACAAAACTATTTCTGTTAAATCTGCCAACAATTGGTTTAACTGTTCATTCTCAATTTCTTCTTGCGTTTTTTGCCCCAATACTATCCATGATTTTCCGTCACGAATAATATTGGACAGCAGTTTCATGTCTTGATATGTTTCTATTTTTTCTCCGTCTGATATTTCTACCAAGGACAAGTTATTTTCAAAAATTGAATCTTCAATAACTTGTCTGGCAATATAATTGTTTCCGTTTAATTCAAGGTTTTCTATAATTGTTCCGTCTGCCAATTTTATGTGGTACATTGATTGACCCCCTTTAATTCGTTATATAAATTATTCATATTTGTTCGTTGCTGTCTGCTCATTAGTTTGTAGTGATTGTTGAACCACGATGTAAATAAACGCTCAAAATCTTTTTTGTATAAAACAGGTGCAAGCTTTTTCATTTTTCTCCGCATTGCTGTTAGTCTTTTGGGATTTATTTTCTTTATAATTCGACCTGTTTCTGTTAGCGAATATTGTATTTGCAAAAATCTCCAACAACTTGATAATTTGCAAATTCTTGTCTTTTTAGCGTTTATTGTGATTCCTATTTTTGTAGATTCCTCGACTATTTCTTTTAGCAGTGATTCTAAATAATTTTTATCTTGGTGAATTACATAACTGTCGTCCATGTACCTGCCGTATAGCTTTACGCCCTTAACAATTTTTATATAGTTGTCTAAGTCTTTAGGATAAGCTATGCCAGCAACCTGAGCTACTTGGTCGCCTATATTAAGATGCTTGTCCATTATTTTGCCGCCAACACATAACGCTTTATCTATATTTTGATATTCTAAAGAGTTAAATAATTCTTGCATGCATACGGAATATTGTTCGTCACTCATATAGGAAACATCTACCCGAGACTTTTCAATAGCTTTTTCAAGAACCCATAAAGCGTCATTTTTAATTCCTATTTCTTCAAATATTTTTAGAAAATAATCGTGTCTTATATTGTCAAAGTATTTGCTGAAATCTATTAACAATATATATCCATCGTTGCTACCGTGCTTAGAGTAAAATCGTCTTAAATGTCTTTCAAACCTATCCCTTGTAAAGCCAATACCCTTACCTTCTAAACTTGCTCCGTTATCATGTATAAGGTATTTTTTTATTACAGGAATCAACTCTTCTGTGCATAGACAACTTTTAACCACCCTGTCTCTTATGTGCTCTCCTGTTATTAATCTTGTTTTCCCTCTTTCTTTTAATATAAATTCTGAACCATCAGACAATTCAAACGTTCGATTCTTTATAGATTTATAAGTTTCTGATATTTCTGGCAAAAACCTCATTTCATATTTTTGAACAGAGGCTTTCCAATCACTATTCTTCTTGGTCTTTTTATAAGCTTTATAAAGATTATTAGAATTAAATGTTTCATGCTCACAGCTACAATTCTCGTAAGAAGTAGCGTCATGTTTAGTATTTACCATACGGAAGGATATTTTCTCCTTTCTTTAATGCAAATCGGTCAAATGCCTTTTTAATTGCAAAATTGAAATCGGGACGCACGCCATTAGAGTTAGAAGCGTTGTTGTTGTTGGCATTACCGTTGTTGTTGACATTGGCAAAGTTCGTCGATGATATTAGAAAATACCCCATGGATTAGTTGTTAAAATTTTTAGCAAACTTGTTGTCAGACTTTCTCCATCCTTTTATCAAAGATATCTCTTTTTCTATTCCATCTGAAAAACGTAAGTACTTATCAATATCAACTGGTAGCGTTTCAATTGCATATTGAAGCTCTTGTAGTAATCTGTTGCATTGACCTATCGCCCTATCCTGATGTATTCGCCTTTCAATCAATTCTTCTTTATAGTGAGGATAAATGCTGTTGGCTACAAAAATGTGTTCCTGAACACTTCTAAGACAGTCCATAACTGAATCTCTCTGGTCTATGATAAACCATTCTTCAAACGAGTTTGTCTTTTCCTTCCTATCATCGTAATGCTTCTTTTCCGCATCGTTTAATTCATGATATGGTCGTTTCCCAAATGTTTTTGCTAAATATTCTTCTGACTTCTTACTACTGTAGCCAAAATCTCTCAAAAGCAAGTCTGTTATCTCTTTTCTGACTTTATAAAAATGATGAAACACCTCAAATTGAGATTCTTTTCTTTTTCGTTTTACGACTGACACTTAATTTCTCCTTTTGTAAAATGTTTTAATTATTTTCACCCCGTAAAGGGGTTCAATTTAAGATATACAGAAAGCGGGACGCACGCCAAAAGAGTAAGAAGCGCTGCCGCAGTGGGCAGAACCGCTGCTGAAGACACCGGCAAAGCTCGCCGATGATGAAACATCTCTCAACCAATAGGATTGCCTCGTATTCACGGATTGTGGGTTTGATGCAAATAGTGGGAATTGCGATTTATCCACATATACATTATTCGCCAAGCTAGTCCCTTGCGTTGCGTTGCCATAATGCTTAGTGCCATATACATTAGCTTCAGTCATCAGTTCTACCGTTGAGTCATACCACGATCCACCACTTGTATACCCACTGGTTACCGCATTATGTAAATAGTTTCTATGACTTACCACATGACCGCTAAAGGCGTTATTTATGGTGGTTTTTGCACTATTTAACCCAGATACATACATTTTGCTGCCAACATAAGCACCTGTTGTAATGTTAGTGTCATTCATCACATGATTATACAGTGCTGTGTCTGGCACTATTACAGCGTGATTAGCGGTAAGCGCTGTATCGCCTGTATTGTGGTAATAATTGAAACAAGCTATTCTGTAATTAATTCCACCGATAGTCCAATAGTCGCCAACATATAGGTCGTCAAATGTGCCGCTTGAAATGGCATTGTATTGCTCTGTTGTGACAGCCGAACCTAAATATTTACCCCTGAATATAGAGTTGTGAAACCCTGCGCCACTTGAAATTGGTAGAACCAAATTAAGATTAGTGTCAAGTTTGTTAACACTTTCTGTTATCGTTTCGCCACTGACTACATAGTTTTCTTCCGTGTATTGCCTGTCGCCTATGTTTTCGTGAGCGTCATATATGCCTTCTTCCATGTGGTTTAATCTGGTTGAATCAAGTGGCGTGCCAGCGTTGGTTATAGTTCCAGGCGCCTCTGTAAGTGTCAAGTGCGTGCCGTCGTCCGTGTAAGTGAATCGTCTGAAAAACTCTACTGCTCTATCTACCCAAGTTTGTTTAACATAGCTCATATAAGTCCCCCTTGTCCGCAATTAAATGTTCCGCAATACTCTAGTTGGTTGCTGACCAAATCAACAATCCATTGTACGTTTCCTATTGATTGCTCCCATCGGTTAAAGTCTGAATGAAGCAAGCTTGATTTAGAAGCAAATACTTTTTCGGCAAAAGGTAGATAGTATTTGTCTGCTATTAACTTGCAGTTTTGCTCAATGTTGTTTAGCTCGCTTGCGGAAATGTAATCTTCTTTCACTCTGTCGGTTTTGTGGGTCATTACAGGAAAATCAACCCAAGATAATCCGGCGATGGTGTCTGACGTGTTTTGTTCTATCCTGTTTAATTCCATGTCAGGTTGTTCTACTGTTTGACCGTAAACCCATGATTTGATAATCAACTGCCCACCCCCTCA